GACATGTCGATCTTGATCTGTCAACATCGACTGCTGCAGAACTTGTTATCCCATATGTTGGCCTAGTTTCACACTACAATACTATTACTCACCGATCTTTGATTGGTAGTTTTAGATGTACTGTGTATTCAAAGCTTTCATCTGGGGCATCAGAATCGCAGACGTCAGTTGACGGAACGGTATGGATCAGTGCTGAAAACATTGATCTTCAAATGCCTACTGGTCTCGTGATGCCTGCTATCCGTGTTGTTGAAGGACAAATGAAGAAAGAAAAAGAACAACCTGCGAAAGGAACAATCGAAAGCATCGCCAGCACGACTTCTACAATTGCAGCTGCAGTTGGACGAATCCCTGGACTTGCTGAAATTGCGAATGGTGTTCAGTGGGCCGCAGATGCTGTTGCAGGCGTTGCAGGCATGTTCGGATGGTCTCGACCTACCGACCCTAGTTTTGCGACAATTGTACAACCATCTTTGGTTCGTCATATGACGAACTTCAACGGTGACACTAAATCAAAACCACTCGGTCTGGACGCACGTAACGAAATTTGTGTGCCTTATCATGCTTTTTCCACGAAAGATGATGAGATGGCATTGGCAACAATTCTACAGAAACCGGTTTACGTCGATCGATTCACAATGGATCAAACTCAAATCAGTGGCACAACCATTTGGAGATGGCCTGTAGTTCCTAGTGCTTGCACGAAGAAAATTGCAGCTTCACCTTACGAACCAGGATTGATTTTCTTTCACACTTTTGCTAGTTATCTCTCTCGTATCTTCGGCTTTTGGCGAGGAGCTTTGAGATATCATTTCAAGGTTGTGAAGACGAATTTTCATTCTGGTCGTATTCGTGTGTTCTTTGTCCCTATGGCTGAACTTGGATCGGATGTCACTATGATTGATTTTAACAAATGTTATAATCAGATTTTTGACATCCGTGACACGGCAGAGTTCGAGTTCGAAGTTCCTTATGTATCCAATACACTTTGGAAGAAACTTGATCACAGTATTTCTACAATTGTTCCGTCAGCAGTCTCTTATGACAGGCCTACCGGCATGATTTACGTACAAGTACTGAATCAGTTGAGAAACCCATCTATTGCCTCCAACGCAATTGAATTTCTAGTCGAAACTAGTTGTGGTGAAGACTTCCAATATGCTTTTCTCACTGAATCTGATGTTGTCAAACCGATGATGATCAGTC